GTTTTTGATAAAGAGCCGCCTCTAATATTTGAGAGTTGTATTTCCCAATCAAAGTTTGAAAATACTCCCTTCAAATAATAGTTCATAAACTCTTTTATCCATGGTCTTAAAAGACGGCATCTGTCTTGTTTTGGGATTAAATGAAAGAACTCCGAATAAGTTTTAGAGTTTGTGTAAAAGTTTTCAAGTTCCACACGAATATTCATTGGGACTTTTGTAATTTTAAGAAAATCAATATATTCTGTTGGTTTTTCAGTTATATCATTTAACATTTTATTAACACGAGCGCGGTAAGCATTTTGTTTTGTAGTATCTTCTTGAACCGCCCGAAAATATTTTTCATACCAAGATTCACCATTGTATGCGATTGATAAATAGTATAATGGCATTGGAACTAAATTTGTTCCTTTTTTGATTGGTCTTGACCGATTTTTTTCCAGGTCTTCGTCAGTAGCGCATTCAATTGAAGACATATCATCAAATCTAATTTTTTTCAGTTCTGGATGCAAACTTTTAATATGCGTTAAAAGTGTTTTTATCATAATAATAGAACCTTCGCCTCTACCAAGTGGCTCATAAAGAGAGCATTCTTCGTCATACATTGCGTGTGGAATAGAAGCCGACACTGCCACATTGTTATCAAATTGAACCGAAATATTAACACAATCGCGGATATTTCCACCGATTTTATAATTAATTCCTGTTATGACACCATTCCATGTTTCAATATTATTAGTTATAAAAAATGTATATTTGCCCTTTTTTACTTCCATTTGTATATATATTATATACAAATAGAATTAGTTTTATCTTCAAACATTATCAAATAAACATTTGTACACCTTTATTGTGATAATGTGACTTTGGTGTATTTTCAAAGTTCTCAACTAATTCTTTTTTGTCTAATACTATATAAATGAGTAATCCTACCTATTATTCTGCAATATACATTATTAATCGTTCCAAAAAAAACGCATCCAGGATGTGTTTACCAGAATACGAGTGTGATTTTTTACCCGAACGAATCAAGTTGAATGAACTGGCTGATTTAGTGGCAAATATGCAAAAAATATGTTTTAAAGATAAGAACGAAAACAATGAAAATAGCGAACGTTTGTATGATTTGTTTACTGCAACAACAGAAAAAACAGTAGCAGTAGCCTTAACATTAGGATATAGAGAAGGAGTTGTTGATTATAAAGAATTTGTAGATGGAGGGTCTGCTACTATTCAGATGAGTCAACAAGATGTATTGCCAACTCAACAACCATGGTTGAATGAAGTATGTCGTTCAAAGCGTATTTTAGAAAAAACAACAAGTCCAGTTATCCAAACAATGGACTTAATAGATAAATATATCAGAACTACATTGATGAACCAATACAAAAAAGTAAATGGATTATATTTATATGTGGAAAAATCTCCCGAACATGGGGAACCCGAATTTTTATTGGAATATTATAAGAAATATGGTTTTAAAGAGTTTCTTTTAGGTAAAAAAATAGACGAAGAATACTATTATATGAAGAAAACGTACGTAGGAAAATCCCCATCTCTATGCAAAACGAAGGCAAAAAGTATATCACCAAATAAAACATCAAGTAAAACACGGAAAATAAAATCTACTGTAACCGCTTACAGTATGTAAACGATAATATTGTAATCTATATCATATACAATATTATTCAATCTTCATTTGCTTATCAATAGTAACTTCTTTGAGAACATTTTTCATTATTTTATTTTCAAATTCCCTGTTTTCTTCCGTTCCATATCCACCTAATGCCGCAGCTGAGTATTTGAAGAACTTTTCACAGTTTTCCGAACCAAGAACGTCAACATTCGGCGTTTCCGCATACCAAACTGGACGCATTCGTTCATTTTTATATGCGACTCCCTTAACTGCCTTCCTGAATTTCTCTTTATTTGCGTCTTTTTCCCATTTATCGGCATCTTTGATATATACTGTCTCACGTTTTAAGTCAGTACAGTGAATAGGTCGGTCATGAATATCCATATCATTGATTCGTTGTATCAATACCTGCGATAGTCCGTCAACAAATCCGATTTCTCCAGTTTCAATGAACTCTTCCATGGATATTTCCAGGTTTTTAACAAAATCTTTCAAACTTATTGCATCTTTACACCGTTCATTGAGGAAAACATTTAAATTGAACTTATTATGGCTATTTGTATTGGTAGTGTTGTTATTATGATGGTTATTTCCGCCTATAGTTCCCGCCAATTCCATCATTTTTGTACTTTGATCGGTAATTATCTTTTGAAATTCGCGACGTTCTTCTAAGATAAGGTCTTTGAATTCTTGATTTTGCTTCAGCAACTCTATAACTAATGATGGATTTTCTATTATACTTGACATATTGGTTGGAATGGAGCGTGAATCAGTCGTTTCTTTACATGTCTGTTTATGACGAGATAAACCTTGCCGATATTTGAATTCTTTACCACAAATGCAACTATGAATTTTAGTAGATTCAATGTCACCTTTTGTAATCTTTTTATGTTTTGCAGACAAAATATGCTTATTAAAATCACTTTTACTATTAGTATAATAGTAACAACATTCACAATTATGTTTTAATGAAGAATTTTGAGAATTTAGTGTCACCATTTTGAACCTATACAATGATTACATATTTTTCTCTAAATCACTATCCGCGTAATATACTTAATTTTTGTATGGTAACAACTTTTTACAATAAAAAATGAAAATAACAGCAATATGGTGTAAATCGTCATTTTAATAATTCCAAATATAATTCTATATCGGCAAAGTTGATTTTGGACATTTATTTTATGTCCATTTTCAAAATTCTCTACCAATTCTTTTTTGTAATTTTATTTTATTTTCAGCGTAAAACTATTTAGTTTGTGTTTGTGTTTTCTCTTTTTTAGGTTTGACAACATTATTATAATAGTCCCTTCTTTTCTCTAAGAATATTTCATATTTTTCTGGGTCTTCCTTCAGCTTATTCATATATTGCTTAGCTTTTGCTTTCATTTTTTCTGGATTTCTGCGTTGATAATTCTTTACGTTAATAAGATGACGTTGATACAATTTTTCTGCGGGAGAAAGGACTTGTGGGACAGCGTTTTCCATGGTATAGGGTTGGATATTAATAATTGTATTATTGTTGTTACTTATATATGATGATTATCATTTTCAATTTTTTGACACTTCTTCATCGAGTAATTCTTGTCGTTCCTGTTTACGTCGTAATTTATCATATTGCTTGTCACTTTTTTGCTGTTTACGTTCAATCCCGCGTGTATCAGTACCTTTTTCCCATTCAAGTTCTTCCATATAATTTTGATGTTCGGCGACTCTATTCAGTTCATTTTGTTCTCGTTTATCGCGTTTCTTTTGTTCTTTTGAAGGCATTTTTACAATATAATATATAAATCCAAAATATTATATTGTTTTATGAGAATATTTAAGACGATTCTGCTTGGGTTTTCATTTGAGAATCATATTGTGTGAGTTTATCCTGTATTATTCGTATTTCTTTAAATATTCGGTCAATAAGAATGCTTGAATCATCATCTGGTTCGGTAGGAGATGTATTATTTAATGGTGCTGGTGGCAAAAGCTTGTATAAATAGAAAATGTATAACAATCCAATCAAAAACCCATTATCGTAATATTCGTGGCATTTAATGAAGAGCTTATCCGCATTATGTGTTGATTTATTTTTATCGGGATGGCATTTCAGAACAATTTTCCTGTAGCATTTTTTAATATATGATTTTATAATCAGATTTACGTCAACTTCTGGCTCAGATTCGGGATCAGACTCTTTATCTGGGAGAGGCTCCGGTTCTTTCTCCGTATTTTGTTCTGTATTTTGCTCTTTTTCAGGTGCTGCTTCTTGTTTTTTCATATTTTTAAACAAAAAAGCGAAAAAATCATCACCTTCTGTGTATTTATTATCACCTTCATATAAATTATTGTCTAATATGTTCTCATAATGGTCCATTATTTCAAAAATTTTGTAAAAGATGTTAGTAGGTTCTCCCATTCTATAGTATTGTTAGATAATATAGATTATAGTTCTGGAATAATAACTGATTCTGGGTCACCTGAATAAGTAATATTTTTAAGAAAGTTGCATTTATCATGAAGAATAGTAGATATGAATGATTGCATATGATGCATAGACTCAAAATCGTTAGTATTATTCTCATAGATTAGTTTGTATAGGTTAAGCTGTTGTAAAATATCAACCTTAGATATAAAAACAACCGTAGTACCGGTAATATTAATGGCCGATATAAGTTTGTCTAAGTTAAGCCAATTAACTTTTCTAATCCGATTAGTAGTAGTGCCAACTTCATTACCAATATTTCCAATTAGCTTAAGTTCAGGGTCATCAAGAAGTTCCTGAGGAAACGACGGGTCAGTTCCAACACGTGTGTCATATATTTTGGTTGCTCCAAACACATTTCGTATAAATTGATGCGGAAATCCAAGACTGCACGCAGCATAAGGTAGAGGTGTACTTGAAGTAGTATATGGATAGTTTCCATGATTAATATCTAACCACATACCTTGAGCTCCTTCACATAATACATTACCGTATAGGCATTCATCCCATAAGAAAGTTTTAAAAAAATCATGGTCTTTTGCTTGTATTCCAATTCTGGCGTATTTATCTCTATAACAAGGCGCAATTCCTTTTGATGTAGTTCCCTGATTTCCATAATTGCGTTTATCTTCTTCAATGTGGTTATCAGTAATTATATGAGTTTTTGGTGAAATTTTAATGCAGTCTGTAGAGAAGCCTTTTGATTTGAGATAATTGATTTCCTCTATAAATCCAATTTCATTAACAACGCAATCAGGTCCAATAATGGATGGTATATTATAAAATACGCCTCCAGGTACTAAGTTGGTTTTGTATTTAATTCCGTCTATGTAAATGGTATGTCCTGCATTTTGTCCTCCTCCCCACCGACAAACCATATCATATTCGCCTGATTTTGCTAATTCTGAAACTATTTTCCCTTTTGCTTCATCCCCCCAAGCAAGCCCGCAACAAATATCAACGTGCTTAAGTTTTGAAAAGGACATATATATTATCCGCTACAAATGTTTATATTTTTTTAAGCAAGAATATAAATACAACGTGTTATATTATTTAATGACGAAAATTCTTTCGGGTACATACCTTGATTTTTCAAACGTATTAATTCGTCCAAAGCGGTCTACTGTAAATAGTCGTTCGCGAGTAAGTCTTGAGCGTGAATTTAAGTTCAAGCATTCTTCGCGTCGGTGGAAAGGTGTACCTATAATGGCTGCTAATATGGATACAACAGGTACATTTGAAGTGTATAGTGTATTATCAAAGCATAATATGATTACAATTATGAATAAGTTTTATAATGTAGATGATTACACAGAACATAAAGATGAATTAAATCCAGGATTGTTTGCTGTATCCTGTGGAATATCTGATGCGGATTATACAAAATTAGTTACAATAATGGAGGTAATAGATTGTGATTGGATTTGTGTAGATATTGCGAACGGATATTTGAATGGTATGGTTGATTTTTGCAAACGTGTTCGGGAGAAATTTCCTGATAAGATTATAATAGCTGGAAATGTAGTAACTCGTGAAATCGTAGAAGAATTAATATTAATTGGTGGGGTAGATGTAGTAAAGATAGGTATAGGTCCTGGGTCAGCATGTACTACTCGGTTAAAGACAGGTGTTGGTATGCCGCAATTATCTGCGGTATTAGAATGTTCTGACGCAGCACATGGTGTAGGCGGGCATATAATATCAGATGGTGGTATAACTTACC